GCTTTGACCTCCTGAGACGCAATCTTTTTGACCTCTTTACGTTCCATTTCTCACTCCTAGTTTATGGTCACGTTTGCGACCGTAGTCTGCGCCACCAAGTTGTTGGGTGTCAGCCCAGCATCGTTTGACCTAGATCCTCCCACCGGGTACCAGCCCCACTGGTAGATCCTGCTACCACCGCCCGGAAAGCCATCCTGCAACGGCAAAGTCCCAGAGTTGTAGTCCGTCTGCAACCCAGTCAAGCCAGACTGCCAGTACGACAGATCCGGCCTCGGTTCCCTGACTGCCTGCGGGTCATTGACCGGGTACAGGCCAAGACTCAACTGCGGCTGGTCAGGTTCCCAGCAGGTAGGGCACACCTTGATCTTGACGTTCTTCGTCTTGATCGTCAGCGTTTTCAGCACCTTCAGCGGATACCTGAAAGCACACCGGTCGCACTCCGAAATACTGTTCTTACCACTAGCATACTTGCTAGGCATACATCACCTGTACGTAATCATCCGTGGCACCAGACGATCTGGAGCCTTCTCCCTATCCTCGCCTGCCGCCATTTCCCACGCCTCGTCGTACTGCGCCTTCAGGAACTGCAAACGCTCCAGCGCACCCGGCAGCTTCATGGCTAGCCTGTATGCCAGACCGCAGATCATGGCCTCATGGAAACGGAATGGAATATCTTCCACATTCACACCGTTGCCGGCATCGACCATCCGGCGCAGACGCCAGTACACAAAGTAGTAGTACGGAGTCTCTGTTGTGCCCTGATCCGGGCTTGGCCACACGTTGATCTGTGGATACTGCGGCGTAGCGCCTGGCACGTCCGTTGTCTGCCCGCTGCGGCGGTTTATCCAGACTTGGATCGGCCTGCCTTGCGTGAGCTTGTTCGGGATCGTGGCGTAGGTGGAAACAGAGATTCTGTTGATGTTGATGTCCGACTGGGTACCGATCTGCCCAGGATTGGTTCGAATAACATGTTCCAGAAGATCCACGGTGTCATTAGGTAGATCATAGGTAATCTGCCCCTGTATCAGCGGGATGGTTCCCTGCTCGATAGTCCACAAGTTGATGCCACGGTTTGCCCACTCCGTCAGCAACAGGTTCAGGCTGCGCCGAGCCGTGCGGAAGTCATAGCCCGTCCGCAGCTCAAGGCCGCAACGCTCGAACGCCTCTTCGACGATATCGTTGAGGGTAGGATTGAACGCCGTCGTAGAAGTGGTGTATGGCATTTACTTCATCTTCTTCAAGGTTTGCGCCAAACGTGCCCGCTGCCCCATCTTGCCGGGTGCCTTCGCAGCCTTGGCAAGCTTGCCAGCAGGGATGTTCTTTCCTTCTTTCACACCCAAAGCCTTACGCAAAGCACCGGGCTTCTTGATGGCACCAGAGATCCACTTCTCCGTCTTGCCACCCTTCTTCATGCCCTCGACACCACGACCCTTCAGGATGTCTGCTTGTGTCACTTTGCCGTCGCCGGTCAGGTCTGGAAACTTACTAGCCATTATCTGAACCTCGCTGTCTTCTGAGCTATGCCTTTCGGCTGCTTAACAAACTGCTTGCCTTTTGCCTTCCCTGCCCGCTTTGCCTTCGTGGTGGCTGCATACTCGGCTGGGCTTAGAGCCTTGATCGCCTTTTCCGGGAGATATCTCTCGCCGGTTTTTGACGATGGCTTTCCGCTTTTCGTGCGCCATTTCTGCTCACCCCAATCCTTCAGGCTCTGCTGCGGTGACTTCATACCATTTTGCCCCGCGTTTTCCCACGTTGGGCACAACCATCTGCACGGGCTGACGCTGATTTAACAGAGCCGCCTTTTTTGTACAGCCTCTGCGGGTTCATTTCATGTAGCAGACTACCTCCGCCGCCACCACCACCGCCTTCTGTATACGCCCGGTATTTTTGATGCTCCCCCGGTATTGGTTTTCCTATAGGGCGCGCAGTAACGGGGCGCTCAACGTCTTCTACTGCCGGATAAGAAGTGACTTTTACGCCACCTTCCATTCTCGAAGAAGCGCCTCGTATTGCTTTTTCTCGCGCTTTTTTTTCTTCTTCTTTACGTTTTATTTCGTCTTTATCAGCCACGATAACCTCCACCTTTTGCCTTGTATCGCTTGGCTAGTAGCTGCGCCTTGCGGGCTGACCACTGACCTGCTGCCGTACCCTGCACAGCAGAACTCTTGATCTGCTGGAACATTCGCTTGCGCATCTCAGGCTTGGTGTAATTGCCAGCCTGATTGACCTTAGACCCTTTCGCAGCTCTCTTGACGGCATCCTCCACAGCAGGCTTGCCTAGACGCACAGAGCCGCCAGATGCGTACTCTGTAAAGTCAGTGTCGTCCCGGCGAGCTTTTACCTTCGCCTTTGGCATCTTGCTAGGGGCTATTGCACCCATGCCGCGAGAGGGCCGCATATCAGCACTTGCCGCCGTAAGCTTTTTTGGTCATGCCGCCTTTGGCCATCTTGACCTGCATAGCCTTGGTCTTGCCCTTGGAGGCAATGCCATCAGCAGACTTGTGACCAGCAGCCAGACCGCCGCTTGCCATCTTTTTGACCTTGCCGCCGTACTTCATGCCGGCCTCTTTCATCTCATGCTTGACCATGGACTTGGGAGCACCCTTCTTCTTCATGAACTCGACTTCCTTCTTAACCATCATCTTCGACTCTTTCATAGCGCCACCTTTCGCTTTCTTGGATAGCCCAGCTTCCGACAGCCCGATGGCAATCGCCTGCTTGGGGTTGGTTACTTTCTGGCCAGATGAAGACTTCAGCTTGCCAGCCTTGAACTCAGACATTACCTTGCCTACCTTCGCTTGGCCACCCTTTGCAAAGCGCTGACCCATCTGATCGTTCGGGCCTGCTTGCGCCTGTGGCTGGATGTTGAAGGTCTGATTCATGCCGCCGTTCTGGCCGCCAGCTTGCGGGGTGTTGCCATAGAACGGATAAGTCGGCTGCTGCACGCCGGTTACACCACCGTCAGCGAAGTTGCGGCGCTTTTTCATACCATCTTCCCTCTGGTTTTGCCACGCTGTGCGCAGCCATCAGCACGAGCAGAAGCAGATGAAACCGAACCGCCCTTGGCTTTCTTCACAGGCTCCATCATTTCTTGGAGACTTTTGCTCGGGTATTTTTGAACTGGTCGATCCGTAAGGCTCTCAAGTTCTTTGAAAGTTTTTCTCTTTCCACGAATTGATGGATTTTCAGGAGTCATTTCTCCATAAACTCCTGCCTCCATCCGTCGCTGGTTTTTCTCGTTCAGAGCATCTTGACGTGCTTGCTTGACGTCCTCATCAGTAACAGCCATTAGCAGATCCTCCCACGAGTTTTGCCGCGCTGGGCTATGCCGTCAGCACGAGACGATGCTTTAGAAACTTTGCCACCACTCTTCATGCCATAAGTCTCAAGATTTGATCCAACATTACGGCGGATGCGATCAACGCGAGCTTGCCGAGCAGATTCCTTCATGCCAGTAGCACCAATTTCTTGGTTGCGACGCAGCATGTTTTCTACGTTGATACCGCCTTGAGGATTGCGCAAAGGAGTGCGAGATACGATTTCTGCCATCTTTTCTTTTGCAGTCTTCGCAGGCTTAGATGAGGTGTCAGTTACTTCTTCTGCACTCTCAACCTTTACCTGTTTAATCGGATCTTTTGGCTTGGCAAGCTTAGTAGCTATTAGCTCGCCCTTGTACATAAAAGTTTTGTCGCCACGACGCCTCGCCTCCGCAAAAGCTTCTTTAAAACTTCTGGGGGAAATTTTTTTCTCTTCAGCGACCACTGTTTCGGGGGCTTCCTGTTTTGCCGTAGAAGCAATCCCGTACTTTCGAGCTTCGACGCCTTTCAAGCCACGCGAGATAGCACCAATCTCGTCATACTCGTCGCCGGAAGTTTTTGGAGCGCGCTTACCAAGCGACTCATAATCTTCAACGTAGCTTTGCTCTTCGCCGTTGTAGCGTTTGATCTTGCGCTTCTTCATAGAACTCTCCGCTGCGACTCAATCAGTTGGTCAATCTTGTTCTCAAGACGATTGAACCGTTGGTCAATATGGTCAGTAATGCGATCAACCTCCGCCTTCGTGACGTTGTCGCGTGCGATTTCCTCACGAGTCTTGTTGATCAGAATCGTGATACGTGCAAGTTCCGAAAACTTCTCATGGGCAACGTAGGCAAACAAACCCACAAACAGCGACAGAGCGCCATTCCAAACGAGATTGATATCCACGATCAACACTTCCACCTTTTCAATGAGGCCGCCTTCCTTGTCGGTCGGCCTTTCTCATCTTTCATTGGACCCGGCATACCAGACATGCGAGCGCAAAACGACCGCTTGCGTGGGCCGCCTTCTGGTTGCGGAGCCTTTAAATTGCTGCCGGTAGCCTTGTTGTACTTGGCTCGTCCCTTGGCAGTAAGACCCGCACCCTTGGACACCGGGAGCTTTTCGCCACGGCCAATCGCAAGGGATGGGGTCTTCTTAGCCATAGAACACCGTAACAGATGTGTTGACTAACGTTACCGTTACGTTCGTCGAGAACAAGATACCGTCAGCCGGGATCAGGCAGTTGAATGCCTCACCGTTGGCTACCGTCTGAACAGTGAACACGTTCGTGCCACCGTCAGCGATGGTAACGTTGCCGGCGCTCGATGTCGGGGCAATGATCATGCCCTTCACACGAGTACGGCCCTCAAATATCACACCTGACGAACCCCGACTCTGGGCTTTTACGTCTGTTTGTTGAGCCATTCTGGCCCCCTATCAGTTGTTCTGCTGACCAAACAGAGGGTCAATGACGTAGTAGGTAATGTAGCCAGCAACGTCGCCAACAGCCGAGCTTGCGCTTTGGCTTGTGATGGTGAAGTTCTTGGTTGCACTTCCTGCGGTTCCGATGCCAGCACCAGCGCCAGTAGCACCCGGCGTCACAGTCGCAGGCGACGTAGCTGCCAGGGCAGACACGTAGAACGATGCGTTGGAAGTAACGCCGTCGATAGTCGTGTAGCCGACGTTCATCGTGCCAGAGGTCAGGCCGTTCGTGATAACCACGGACGTGACGACAGCGTTGGCAGGAAGAATAACGGGGGTGGTGGTGCCCTGTGCAACGACAACGTTGCCGGCAACAGCGGCGTTAGCGACGTAGAACTGGGCAGCCATAACGCCAGTGCCGCAATAGGCTTGGCGAGTGTTGTCACCGCCGCCCGAACGCCAAATCGATTGGGTAGTAGATACAGCCATTAGATTGTCCTCTCAAGCGAGTTCGGTGGGGCAATCTGCTTGACGTCAGCCGGGACTGTTTGCCGCACCGGGGATTCCCGGATTTCCTGCGTTATAGCATAAATCTATTGAAAAAGGGGGGTTTTTAACCCCCCCTCTATTACGCGCCCTGCGATGCAAACATGCCGAGCGGATCCGACCAGCCGAACGAATAACGCTCGCGTGCCTTGTAGCGCACGTTGCCGGTGTCGAAATCGCCGTCCATGGAGTTTTGCAGCGG